ATACTTAGGGCAGACCTTGCTCGGTTTGAGAAAGGCGTGGCTACTTATTGTCCTGTGCCTCTTACTCAAGGACAGTTTGACGCACTGGTATCTTTTGCTTTCAATGTAGGGCTTGGTACTCTCCAGCGTTCAACCCTGCGTCAAAAGGTACTGCGTGGTGATATGGAGGGTGCAGCAGAAGAGTTGTTGAAATATTGCATGGCGGGGGGTAAAATTCTCAAAGGGCTACAGAATCGCCGTATTGACGAGCGGGCCGTGTTTTTATCCTAGGACTGCCCATGCTTAAGAAACTTCAACAGAAAGCCGGTGTAAACAGAGAAAACACTCGATACACAAACGAGAACGGCTACTATGTTTCCGATAAGATAAGGTTTCGTCAGGGCACACCAGAGAAAATTGGTGGATGGCAACGCATTTCTTCTACGATATTCCAAGGCGTTTGCCGTTCTTTGTGGAACTGGGTGACTCTTGGTGGCCAGAACTTACTGAGCGTAGGTACTAATTTAAAGTATTACATTGAGTCTGGCGGTGCGTATAACGACATTACTCCGTTACGCGCGACCCTTACTTTGGGGTCTAACCCATTCTCAACGACATCAGGCTCTACCACTGTTACTGTGACTGATGCGGCTGGTGGATATATCAATGGTGACTTTGTAACCTTTAGCGGTGCTACAGCTGTTGGAGGCTTAGACCTTAACGGGCAATACCAAATTACAACGATTGGTACAAGCACAACGACCTACACCATCACAGCAGCTTCTGCGGCTTCTTCTACTGCAACAGGCGGTGGTGCATCTGTTTCAGCTGCTTACCAGATTAACGTTGGTACAGCGTTTGCCATTCCATTGGTTGGATGGGGCGCTGGTGCCTGGGGTGCTGGTACATGGGGTGTTGGTGCTGCATCAACTAACCAGATGCGTATCTGGAGCCAAGCTAACTTTGGTGAGGACTTAATCTTTGGTCCTAATGGCGGCCAGATCTATATCTGGAAAGCCAATACATCACTGACAACACGGGGTGTGTTGATCTCAAGTTTGCCGGGAGCTAACTCTGTTCCTACAGTCCAGAACTTTATTCTAATCTCTGACTCATCTCGGTTTACGTTTGCGTTTGGCTGTAATGACTACGGCTCGGCAGACCAAAACCCAACGCTGATTCGCTGGTCTGATCAAGAGGATTATCTTGAGTGGTTTCCTTCTGCAACCAATCAGGCCAGTAGCTTACAGCTGTCTCACGGATCTAAGATCGTAACGGCCTTACAGTCTCGTCAGGAGATTTTGGTTTGGACGGATTCTTCTCTGTATTCCATGCAGTACCAAGGACCTCCATCTGTATGGGGTGCTCAGTTACTGGCTGATAACTTGTCTATTGCTGGTCCAAATGCGGCGGCTATTGCGTCTGGTGTGACTTACTGGATGGGCATTGATAAGTTCTACAAATACGATGGACGCACCCAGACATTGCGTTGCGATTTGCGTCAGTTTATTTTCCAAGACATTAACTTGGAACAGGCTGCCCAGATCTTTGCTTCTACGAATGAAGGCTTTAACGAAGTTTGGTTCTTCTACTGCTCGGCTAACTCATTTACCATTGATAAGTACGTTACTTATAACTACGCAGAAGATGTGTGGGCGTATGGAACTATGGCCCGTACAGCGTGGCTTGATTCTGCTTTGCGTGAACACCCAATGGCGGCTACTTACAGCTATAACATTGTTTTCCATGAGCAGGGCAACGATGACAATGAGACAGGAACAACTCTGCCAATTAACGCAGTGATTGAGACTACTGAGTTTGACATTGATGATGGTGATCACTTTGGATTTGTCTGGCGTATCGTGCCTGACATTACCTTCCGTGGATCTGACACGGCGTCACCCCAGGTTACGATGACGTTAATCCCGATGCAGAACTCAGGCTCTGGCTACAACAGTCCAATCTCTTTAGGCGGTAACTCTGACGCTACGATTGTCAGAACAGCGACAGTTCCTATTGAGGAGTTTACAGGTCAGGTATACGTTAGGGTTCGTGGCCGTCAGATGATCTTGAAGATCGAGTCTAACCAGTTGGGATGTGCATGGCAGTTAGGTTCACCCCGTATTGATATTCGTCAAGATGGCCGTAGAGGCAACTCATGAGCGTGATTATTACGTCAGAGTTTGAGCTTCAGAGGGTTCAGCCGCCTGCCCTGCCGTTTGCTACACCGGCATATAACGAGCAGTACCAGAACCAACTTAATAACATTTTGCGTCTGTACTTTAATCGTCTTCAGAGCATACTTGACCAGCTTGACTCGGGCGCTTTCCAGCCGCCTTTGACTAACTACACAGTGGCTACGTTACCCAGTGCTGCTACATCCGGTAAAGGTGCTCGGGCGTTTGTAACTGATGCTCTGGCCCCCGTGTTTGGTGCTACTGTAGCGACTGGCGGTGCGGTAGCCGTACCTGTATATTCTGACGGTACTAATTGGAAGGTCGGATAATGGCAATCTTTAGAAACAATAACTACCGCATGGCATATGAGGATGCAGATGGGTTTGGTAATAACTTTGAAGAAGATATTTATGGCGGTTATGGTGGGCCATCTGGGATTACATCGCTTCCAATTCAGCAACCAGCACAAGTAACCCAGCCAGTTTCGCAACCAATAGTTCAACCAATAGCGCCTGAAACTGATTACTACGCCCAGCAGTTTGCGCCAGATGTCTTTGCACAACCAGTAGCACAGCCGCAACCGATAGTACAGCCAGCCATTCAGCCAGTTGTTGAACCAGCTGTTCAACCAGCTCCTCAACCAATTGGCGTGGGTTTGCCAGCGCTTCAGCCAGAGGCCGCTCCGATTGGTGCATCTCTACAGCAATTAGATCAGGCCGCCACACAAGACGCTCAGCAGAATACTGGTGTGTTTGGTTTGCCTTCTCTGAATCAGGCTCAGCCAGCTCAACAACCGCAACAAGTCCAGCCAGTTCAACCAACAGGACCAGCGCCCGAGGTTGTTAACTCCCTGTCTCAGCAGATTCTTGGTCAGGGATTAACAAGCAAGTGGTCTGGTGAGGGTTATGGCTCAGCTGAAAAGAATGCAGCAGACATGGCCAAAATTCTGGCCGGCATCGGTATTACTGACATCAAGCAGTTCGGTAAGATTCCTGATTACCAAAAGGCTGAAGTGCAATATGGTGTGAATGGTCAAGTTGCTCGTCAAGATGAAGACGGCAATTACTACATCATGGCTCCGGGCGGTACAGATTCTGAAGGCAACCAAGTTAACTACAGACAGGATGTTTCTAAATCAGCGCTTACACCTATCTATGGTGTTAACAAGCAGATTGATGGAGAAGGAAATACGGCCTTTGAAGCTGTAGACCCATCTAAAGTTATTACCAAAGATGGCCAAACATTGGTTCAGGTTGGTGAAACCTTTGGTAATAAGCTAACAGGCCAAGCTGTTCCCAATACATACAGCGAGCGTCAAAAGGGTAACTTCTTTGGCGGTACGTTTGCTGGTAAGGGAAACACTGGTTATGGCGTTCAGTTTGATGCACAGGGCAATCCAATCTTCTATACGCAAGGTGCATCTTCTAATGACCTAGCCAACATCATGAAAGATCTTGGCCCTATCGGTCAGATTGCTCTTGCAGCGGCTACTGGCGGTATGTCTTTGCCAGCCCAACTAGCAACCAATGCTGGTATCCAGTTATTAGCTGGTGGCAACCTTGGTGATATTGTTAAGGGTACAGCTCTGTCTTATCTTGGTGGACTGGCCGGCAATCTGATCTCTGGATCTAGCGGGATTACAGATTTGTTAGGAAAGACTGGATCTGATATTGCGTCTAAAGCAGCTCAGCAGTTTGTAGGTAGCGGCGGTAAAGCTGACATTGGCCAAGCGTTATTGGGCGGCGCGCTTAACACTGGTATTAACAGCGCGATTGGTGAGATACCCGGTCTGGATGATTTGTCAGCTACAGACAAGAACCTCACATCAAACCTGATAGCGGCTGTTGCTACTGGTACTCCGATTGACCAAGCCATCCAGAATGCTCTTGTAGGTAAGGCGTCATCTGAGGCTAGGAGCGCTGTAGCCGAAGCAAGGAATGCGGCACCAGCTCCTCAGACTTACGAAGAGATGATGGCCGGCATCATGCCTAAGACGGCTGATCAGCCAAGCACAAGTCCAAACACAAGCCCAAGTAACGATGAGATCTTGAAAAGCCTGCGTCTGAACAAGAAACAATCAGCCAAAATGTTTTGAATTTACTTAGCGCTGGTGGCGATGAGTCCGACATTACTAACCTACTAAGCCAAACTGGTCCAAAAGTAGATTATGGAAAAGAGGTCTTGTCTCCAAATGAGCTGGATAGTCTAAAGCTCATGAACTTAATAAGTGCTGGTGGACAAGATGCGTCTACCACAGATACATCAACCCAAGCAAGCGACAACTTGATAAACAAGGCCGTCACAGATACACTGGGAACTAAAACCGAAAATGCAGCAGAGCCTGCTACTGGAAAGGGAAAAGCCGTGGATGATATTGATTTTAGCCAGATCCCTGGTGACTTTGGAAGCAGTCTAGCCGATGAGATTACCAAATCAATTATTGATACTGGTAACGCTTCATCTTTGTTCTCTGGTGATGGCGGTATAGATGTTGCCAGTATGTTGTCCAACTTTAATCCAGATGACTATAGAGACGCTGTTGCATCTGGCGATCTTTCACAGTATCTTGACCCAACTCAGTATGCAGATGCGTATGGTTCTGGTGAGAACCTGATGGGAAGCGGTCGTTACGAATCCAATCCAAACACTTCGCAACGTGAAGCTGGTTTTGATTATGAGAAGGCCAAAGCCGCTGAGCTGGAGAAGGCTGGCAAATACGATCCAACTGCCGCCCTGCCTGAGTATGGCGTCCAAGATCTTGGCATTTCACAGGCCATGATTGATGAG